TGGATATACTTCTCCACAATACGGAATAGGAAGAACTAATCCTACTGGTTATTCTTCTGTTTTTAATACATTAGGAACTTATGATTATAAATATAACATGCCTAATGCACCAGACTTTAGTAATGCCAGTATAGATATTACGGATAAATATGATTGGAATCCAAATTATGGAACTGTGGGTGATTTTACAGGTTATATAGGTCAAGGATATGGAAGAGAAGATGATGAAGATTATGTCAAAGGAACAGATGTTGATGCAAAAATGTTAAAAGAATATGTGTTTAATCAAATTAAAAATAGAAAATTAAACGTAGGTGCTGGGCTAGAATTATTAGGAAATTATTTCGGACCAAGAGCTTCTGAAGGAAAAGGAAAAGATATCGAAATAAATATCCCTGTTAAAAAGAAAAAGAAATATGTATCACCTGCTTCTCCACATGGAAATGGCGGTGGCGGTGGCAGAAGACCAGATAACCCAGGTGGTTTTACAAATCCTGGTAAAGGAAGCTACGGACCACATATGGCATTAGGCGGTCGTGCAGGATTTGCAGAAGGCAAAGGACCAAAAATGTCTAGAAGAAATTTTTTAAAAATAATGGGAGGCCTTGCAGCATTACCAGTTGTTGGTAAATTTTTTAAATGGGCAAAACCTCTTGCTAAGACTGCTAAAGTTGCAGATCTAACTTCAGTCCCAATTAAAAATATTGAAGGCATGCCATCATGGTTCAAGCCCCTTGTAAATAGAGTTATTAAAGAAGGTAAAGAAGCTAAAGTAACAGAATATGATAGACTTATTACTCATACAGCTAAATTACCAGAATCCAAAACACCTATTTCTGTCAGTCAAGATTTAAACACAGGAGATGTATGGGTTGATATTGGTGAACAGACTAAACATGGTTGGGCTGATGGTCATTATGGTCAACCGGTTAGATTAGAATATAAAGCAGCTGAAGATATAATAAGTGGTCCTTCAGATGAACCATTTAAAGTTGGGGTAAGAGATCCACTCTTAAGAGAAAAAGTATCGATACATAAAGATTTAGTGAAGGACATAAAACCTGGCAAGGAGGGTCTACGTCTTAAACCAGGAAAAACCAAAGAAGAGTTTTGGGTTGAAGAAGCAGAGTTTACTGGAGGACATCCAGAAAACGTTAAGTTTGAAGAGTCAACTTTTGAAAAATTTGGTGATCATGGATCAAACTTTGATGAAGTAGAAAAGTTTGCAACAGGCAAAGTTAAAAAATCTAAACCAACTAAGAAAAGATCACAAACTGAATGGGAACAAGAAAAAGCACAGGCTGATGCTGAAGCATATTGGGAAGAGCATGGTGACTATGCATCCGGTGGTCTTGCTAGGTTGTTAGGAGAATAATGAAAATAGGACAATGGAAAATGGCTAAAGCTTGGGAATTGTCTCCCACTTTAAAACACGAACGTGGTGCGTGGAAAGCGTTTGTTGATTTTGAAAAACAAATGGACAAGGCCCAAGATCCACGAACCGTGGACCAGGGACCACGGAACATGGCTGATGGTGGACGGATCGGGTATGCTGATAAAAATGCCGGTAAATTAGTTAAACCTTATCCAGATCGAATTAAAACTTTAGCTGTCCCAGATGGGTACGTAACTGCAAAACAATTAGCTGAAGAGTTAGGTATTGCTAAAGAAACTTTAAAAAAATATAGACTTAAAAATTTACCAGTAGATAAATATCCTTTAAAAGGATTTATAAATGAAACTTTTAAACCTATCAGAGGACCAGGAAATTATACTTATTATTTAAAACCAACAGAAGCAATGTTGGATAATTTTTCTATTTTTAGAAATAAAACGACCATTAGTCGTGATCTTCTTAAAGATGTAAAAACACTACATAATAGTGATTTAATGAAAAAGCTTAGAAAAAGTAAAAAGAAAGTACTTCCTACTTTAGAAGAGGTTGTAAAAGTTTTAGGTAAAGACGTAAAATCTCATGGACGAGCGGCAAACGCCATGGCTACTTTATCAAAAATGTATAAAGGAGAAGAATATAAACTTTTAAAACTACCTAAGAACGAAAAGCTAGGAGATTTTATGTTTAAAGCATTGAGACAAGGTGGAAAACATAACCCTTATAAACAAGCTTTTTATCAGTTAGCAATTGGAGAAATAGATAAAACTTTAGGAAATGAAGTTGGAACTCTTAAAAATTTTAAAAGATATTTTAAAGATAACTTAACTAAATATTTAGGAAAAGGTCATGGTGTTAGTTTAAATGAAGTAGCAAGTATAAGTGGTATGGTGAGAAACGATATGGCGGCTTATGGAGCGTTTGTAGATTTAACTAAAACAAAAATTAATGATGGGCTGTTAGCAAATTTTCAAGGAATATTATCTAATTCTTTAAAAGAAATTGACAAGTTAAAAGGAAGAGAAAAAGTAGAGGCGATTAAAGCTTTTAATAAAACACATATACCAAGTTTTAAAAAACAAATAGCTGCTAAATATGGAGATGAGATTGCAGAAAGCATTCGTTTCACAGAAATAGTGCCGGGTACAAAAATTCAATCGAAACACTATGCCAAAGAAGATCTACTTACATGGAAAAAGAAACATAGTATTGATTTAAAAGCTCTTGCAAAACAAAAAGGTTATTATTTAGATGTTAAAGGTGCACGTCCTTTTACAGAATTTATAGAAGCAGGAAAGATAAGCAAAGCAGGGGCCTCAAAATTCCTAACCACTTTCTCAGACAGTTTCGACGCCTTAAGTCCACGATCTATAGCGCAACTGTCAAAAATACACGGTTGTGGAAAAAAAGCAGAAGGTGGAAGTATCATGAGTTGTTTAAAGGAAAAGTTTAACGCTAAACCTGAAAAATTTTTACAACGTTCCGCTCCTCTAGCTAAAGCCAATGTAAATTTATTTAAATGGTTTAAAAATGGTAGAAAAATTGCAAGAGGAACAGGTATAGCTCTTGCATGGGAAGCAGCGTTTGCCCCGATCATAGCAGGTTGGGGAGCACTTGAAGGACAAAGTGGTCAACGAATATTAAATGACATTGCTTATGGAATTCCATTTATAGGTGAAACTGAAAAAGAAGAATGGAAGAGAGAATCGGGTGGTGATGAATTAGCTTATAAGATGAAACGAATGGGTGAATTAGAGCAAGAATTAGCGTACCTTGATCAAGAAAGAGATGCTGCTATTAATAAACTAGCACATGTCCCGAAACTTCCTGGCCGTGAAGGAAAGGGTTACCAGCAACTTTTAATTGAAAGAGCTATAAAAGAAAAAGAATTAGAACTTCAAGGATTAAAAAACACTCCTGAATTTTATGAAGGTCCTGTTGGTTCTTATTATAATGAACCAGTTATACAAGATGCTTATGCCTTAGAACAACAGACTACAGCAAAAATAGCAGCTGATACAGCAGAACGAAAAAAAGCTGCTTTTGATTGGTTAAAAAAAAATAAAATTTATGCTAATCAAAACTGGCAATCACAAGTTCAAGGAAGAGCACATGGAGGCATAATGGGGTTAAAAAAGAAATGGTAAAAAACCCAACCTTAGTTAAAAACATGAAGCACGTTAAATGGAAGGAAATACCACCATTAAGAGGACCTAGTTCGCAGGGGTTGATTAAAGATAAAAAACAAGATAAGAAGAAGCAGGAGAATTTAAATGGCAGAAATAGATAAGACTCTCCCAAACATTAAACGACCGGAAGATATCGAAGAAGAAACGATAGCAGAGGTTGATGTTGCGGAGGAATTAGGAAAAGGTCCCGTTGAAGTTATAGAAGACGAAGAAGGGGCAACAATTGATTTTGATCCAACAGCAATGCCTTTACCTGAACAAGGCGATCACTTTGCAAATTTAAACGATTTATTACCAGAAGATATTACTGATCCAATAGCCAATAGACTTGAAGGAGATTATAGAGAATATAAATTATCTCGTGCTGATTGGGAAAGAGCTTACACTGTAGGCTTAGATCTGTTAGGATTTAAATATGAAAATAGAACCGAACCTTTCCAAGGCGCGTCGGGGGCGACTCACCCGGTACTTGCTGAAGCTGTTACTCAGTTTCAGGCGCTCGCTTATAAAGAGTTACTCCCAGCTGATGGACCAGTAAGAACTCAAATCATGGGAGCAAGCAATCCTATGAAAGAACAACAGTCTCAGCGTGTTAAAGATTTCATGAACTATCAACTTATGGATCAAATGAAAGAATATGAACCTGAGTTTGATCAAATGTTATTTTACCTGCCACTTGCAGGTTCAACATTTAAAAAAGTTTATTACGATGATTTATTAGGAAGAGCTGTATCTAAATTTGTACCAGCTGATGATTTAATCGTGCCATACACTGCAACATCACTACAAGATGCAACATCTGTTTGTCATGTAATTAAAATGTCTGAAAATGATTTACGTAAACAACAAGTAAATGGTTTTTATTCTGATATAGAATTAAACAGACCACAAGATGTAACTACAAATGAATTAAAGAAAAAAGAAAGAGAATTAGAAGGTATGACTAAATCACAAAGAGTCGAACCTTTATATACATTATTAGAATTCCACGTAGACCTTGATTTAGAAGGTTTCGAAGATGTTGGTCCTAACGGTGAACCAACAGGAATAAAATTACCTTATATCGTTACAATCGAGCAAGGTAGTCGGAAAGTTTTGTCGATAAGACGAAACTTCGCGCCCAATGATCCAAAGAGAAATAAAATCCAATATTTCGTCCATTTCAAATTTCTGCCAGGACTAGGATTTTATGGACTTGGACTCATTCATATGATTGGCGGATTGAGTCGTACTGCAACTGCGGCTCTCCGTCAATTGTTAGACGCGGGAACATTATCAAATCTTCCGGCAGGATTTAAACAAAGAGGTGTCAGAGTAAAAGATGATGCCGCAAACATACAACCAGGTGAATTTAAAGATGTAGATACACCAGGAGGAAACTTAAAAGATGCATTTGTATTCTTACCTTACAAGGAACCTTCTGCTACATTATTGCAATTGATGGGAATTGTCGTTCAGGCAGGACAGAGGTTCGCGTCGATTGCTGACATGCAGGTCGGTGACGGGAACCAATCAGCAGCTGTTGGTACGACTGTAGCCCTATTAGAGCGTGGCTCACGGGTAATGTCAGCAATCCATAAAAGACTGTATGTATCGTTAAAGCAAGAATTTAAATTACTTGCTAATATCTTTAAAACTTATTTACCTCCGGAATATCCATATGATGTTGTAGGTGGACAGAGAAATGTTAAAGTTACAGATTTTGACGATAGAGTAGATATTCTACCTGTTGCTGATCCAAATATATTTTCAATGTCACAAAGAATTTCATTAGCACAATCTGAATTGCAATTAGCTATGTCTAATCCACAAATGCATAATTTATATATGTGTTATAGAAAAATGTATGAAGCATTAGGTGTAAAGGATATTGATAGAATATTACCACCACCTCCACCGAATCAACCTAAAGATCCGGCGATCGAACATATTGATGCAATGGGCATGAAACCTTTTCAAGCGTTTCCAGGTCAAGATCATAGAGCACACGTTACAGCTCACTTAAATTTTATGGCAAGTAACTTTGTTAGAAATAATCCTAGTATTACTGCAGCATTAGAAAAAAATATTATGGAGCACATATCATTGATGGCACAAGAACAGGTACAATTAGAATTTGCTCAAGAATTTCAAATTTTACCACAAATGCAGCAACAAGCTGTTCAAGACCCACAAGTGCAACAACAGTTTCAACAAATATCTCAAAAGATTGAAGCAAGAAAAGCTGTATTGATTGCAGATATGACTGAAGAATTTTTAAATGAGGAAAAAGCTATTACTAGCAGATTTGATCATGATCCATTATTGAAACTTAAAGAGAGAGAAGTTGATCTTAAAGCAATAGATGCTGAA